CTCTAACTATGAAGCTGCTCAAGATGATATTGATTACTTAAGAGCTAAAGCTAAAAACGGTTTAGATCCTAAAGCAATTCATAATATAACTACACAGTTCCCAACTACTTGGAAAGAAGCATTCTTAAGAAACAAAGGTAATGTCTTTGGTTCACCAGAGATGCTAGAGTGGTTAGGTCATTTAGAAAATACACCTAGTCTTAGAGGTCAAGCACAAAAAGGAGAATTATACTTTGATAAAGGAGAAGTTAAATGGAGATTAGATAATGATCTAGTTTACATAACAGACTTTCCATTAAGAAAGGATCCTAAAGCAGGAGAGAACTTTACAACAAATAGTTGTGCAGCTATATGGGAACATCCTGAGAAACAAGAGAATGGAGAAATACCTAACTACTTGTACATAGCTGGATGTGACCCTTATGATCAAGATAAGTCAGAGTCTGGTTCATTAGGATCATTCTTTGTCTACAAAAGATTTTATAGAGCTGACAGAACACATGATATTCTTGTAGCAGAATATACTTCTAGGCCAGATACTGCAGAACAATTCTATGAAAACTGTAGAAAACTATGTATGTATTATAATGCTAAAGTATTGTATGAGAACCAGTTAAAAGGTTTAAAAGTATACTTTGAACAAAAGAATGCTTTACAGTATATGTGTGAACAACCAGGTATTATTAGAGATATGGTTAAAGATTCTCGTGTACAACGTGGATATGGAATACATATGAATAGAGGAAGTAACGGATCAAGTGGTATTAAAGACCAATGTGAGTTATACCTTAAGAAATGGTTATATGAAGAAGTAGATGGTGAAACAGAAGGAACCAAAGTAGTAAGATTCCAAACAATTAAATCAATCCCATTATTAAAAGAATTAATAGCTTATGATAGAGATATTAACACAGATAGAGTTATTGCAGTTATGTTATGCGTATTACAAACATACGAATTACACAGAATTCATGTGGAAGAGCTATTAGATATGAAATCTACAACAGGTGATTTCCTTGAAAAAATATACAGGAAAAATCGTATATTTAAAGGAGGGAATTCCCAATTTAATCCAAGCAGAAACTGATGAGTCAAGATATATATGCCAATTTAGGTGGTCAGAATTTACCGCAACAGAAGTTACCAATGTCCAGTAAAGACAAGGAATGGGGTAAATCTTGTATAAACTATTATTCAAATTATAGATATACAAATGGTAGTAACTTAAGATCGGATAGATTTAAAAAGTTAATTAACTACGATTTATATAATGGTAAAGTAAACCATAAAGATATTGAAGCTATATGTGATCCATTAGGGGTAAATACCTCTAATACATTTGCAGCAAGGTTTCAACATTATGATATAATTTCAGAACCAATTAGATTGCTAATAGGTGAAGAAACTAAAAGACCAGATAATCACATTGTAATATCAGAATCTCCAGATGACCTTAATCGTAAAACAACTGCTGTTAAAGAAAAGATTTTCCAAGCTTTGCAACAAGGTTTGGCTTATCAGATTGATCCTAACGCTGACCCTAACAATCCTCCACCTCCGCCTGAAGAAATTCTTAAACATGAGAAATATACACCGTCGGACATAATTGAGTCTAAAGCTAACAAGGTATTAAAAGTTCTTAAGAAAAGACTTAATACAAGGTTATTGTTTTCTCAAGGATGGAAAGATGCATTAATTGCAGGAGAAGAAGTTTATTGGGTTGGTATTGAAAATGCTGAAGTAGCTATGCGTAGAGTTAACCCTGTTAACTTAACTGTAATACTTGATGGTGACACTACATTTGTAGATGACGCTATTGCAGTAGTAGAGGAAAGAATGCTAGCTATCAATACTATTTTAGATGAATATGGTGACATATTATCTAAAGCAGATATAGAAAAATTAGAAAATTATACAAGAGGAACCTTTGGTTCTTTTAATACAGCAGGTGGATTTGAACCTCAGTTTGATGTAGTTAATGGTCAAAATGCTTTTGCTGGTATTACACCAACTAATGCTTACAATGGTAACAATAGTAATAACTATTCTATTAGAGTAACAAGAGTTGAGTGGAAATCAATGAAAAAGATTGGTGAATTAACTTGGACAGATGAAGATGGTACTCCACAAACAGAGATTGTTGATGAGATATTTAATACAAGAGTATTTAAGGAAGCATTTCCTGATGCTAAAGTAGAATGGTATTGGATCAATGAAGCTTGGGAAGGTGTTAAGATTGGATTAGATATCTTCACAGATATTAAACCTAAGCCTAACCAAAGACGTAGACTAGATAATCCTTACTTTTGTAGATTGGGTTACACAGGGTTCATCTATGAAGCTACAAACTCACAATCTGTTAGTTTGATAGACAGATTAAAACCTTACCAATATTTATATGATATTATATCTTACAGATTAGAGATAGCATTTGCTTCTGATCAAGGTAAGAAGTTTATAATGGACTTAGCTCAAATACCTGAAAGTCATGGTATTGATATTGACAGATGGTTATACTATCTAAAAGAAATGAACATTGCTTTCATCAATAGTTTTGAAGAAGGTAAAAAAGGTTCTGCTACTGGTCAATTAGCTAATAAGTTTAATCAGTTCCAGGCAATAGATTTAAGTCTTAGTCAATCTATCCAACAGTATATTAACATGTTGGATTATATTAAGCAACAAGTAGCATTTGTATCTGGAGTTACTCCACAAAGATTAGGTGCTATTAACAACTCTGAATTAGTTGGTAACGTAGAAAGATCTGTTAATCAATCTTCTTTAATTACTGAATATTTATATGAAGGTCATGCTGAAGTAAAACGTAGAGCTTACACAGCAATGATTGAAGTAGCTAAGATCTGTTACAAAAAAGGATTAGCTGCTCAGTATGTTTTAGATGACATGGCTATTGAAATGTTAACTTTAGAAGAGAATGAATTTGAGAACTCTGAGTTTAATGTATTTGTAACTAACAATACTAAAGATTTAGAATTAAAAGCTAAGTTAGATCAATTAGTTCAAGTTGCTTTACAATCTGAAAAAGTAGATTTATCTGCAATTGTAGAAACATTAATGAATGATTCTCCAAGAGATATTGTTAGATTGTTACAACGCAAAGAAGAAGAAGCTTACAAGCGTCAAGCTGATAATGGTAAAGCTCAACAAGAACATGAGATGAAGATTGAACAGATGCAACAACAAATGCATGCTGAACAAGTTGACTTTGATAATCGTAAGTTAGATCAAGAAAGATATATTGCAGAAGAACTTAATGCTACTAAAATACAAGTAGCTGAGATTGCTGTGTACAATAAACAACAAGATTTAGATCTTAATGATAATGGTATTCCTGATCCTTCTGAGATTGCAGCTAATGCTTTAAAACAACAAGAAATATCTTCTAAAAGTTTTATGGAGCAAACTAAGTTAGGTTATGAAAAATCTAAACATGAAGCTCAATTAGCATTGAAAGATAAAGAAATGAAACTTAAAAATGAGCTTGAAAACAAGAAGTTAGAAGCTATAAAAGTTCAGAATAGAAATCAAATTGAATTATCTAATAAGAAACATGCAGCAGATAAGTTAATGATGGATAAGAAAATAGAAATTGAAAAAATGAAAATAGCTGCAGCTAAATCTAAAAACAATAAAAAATAAATATTATGATGGACATGCCTAAAATAAAACTTACTCAAATGAACCCTGGAATGTTTATGGGTAAATTATTTCAACTAAGAGATGAAATACATTTAAATCATTTAAGAGTAACAGGTCCAGGTTCTTTTGCTGCACATAAAGCATTAAATGAATTTTATGATGGAATACTAGATCTAACCGATAGTTTAATAGAATCTTACCAAGGTAAATATGGTATTATTGATATTGTTGTACCTAGTGCAAGTAAAAGTGATAGTATTAAATGTTTAGAAGAATTAGCTAAATTAACAGATGATGGAGCAGTCTATAAAATGTTTAAAGAAACATGGATCCAAAATCAACTTGATGAAATTAGTGCTTTAACTTATCAAACATTATATAAGTTAAAAAATTTAAAATAATTTAAATGACAGCTATACATGAGTTACAACAAATAATGTGGGTAACTACTCCTCATGGAGATGGTATAGTAT